CCCCTTGTATGGTACCTTAAACATTTTTTACCCCTCCCCCCACCTAAGAAAAAAAGTAATTTTGAAACCCATAATGAATTCATTAGCTATGACTATGTAAATCCTACACTATAGTGTATGTCTGGGACCCCTATAATTTGTTTTACCCCCTCCCCCCTCCTTAGAATAAAAGTAAATCGTAAACCCATTGGGACCTCTATGATAAGGGTGGGACCCGCCCACATGTATATAGTAGGATGGGTGGGCCCCGCCCACAGGTATTTAGTAGTGATAAATATATCACAGAATATCCTATTGATATTAAATACTATTAATTGATAGATAGGACAACATTGTTGCCCTTGTTATTATATACATAATATCCCAGATAGTAGTAGAATAGAATCACTAACAACGAGAAAGAAAATGGAAACAAAAACAAAAGTAAAAATAATCTACCTAGAAAGTAGATTAGATGATGTTGAGAGAGAACTACACTCTCTTCCTCATAAAATACACGAACTAGAAGAGAGAAGAAAAAATCTTCTAAATACAATAACCGAGCTATATGACAAACAAAAAGAAGAAAAAGAAGTAAATACAAGAGTGGCTTAAAAACAATCGGGGTGGTGAAAGCCACCCCACAACAGAAAGTAATAAAATGAGACTAAAAATAGGTGATACAATAAAGACTAGAGTATGGTCGCTTGATAAAGCTAAAAGCAAAATGGGTGTTATTACATCTATTAACATTGCCTTAGATTATCACGATAAGAAAGCTGAATATGGTATTGAGGTTAAGCAGTATGATACTGAACTAGATTATATCGGAACAGTATCTTATGACGATGATAATAATAATTCTCATTGGACTTATTTCAATCAAATACTTTCAGTGATACCTCAAGAAGATAATGTTAAGTTATGCGATGACATTGTTCATCAACAATTATTCGGTATCAAATAAATGTTTGATATTGATATAAACTTAACTGAAGCCCTTGCTCAACATTTAGTTGAGCAAGGTATAAGCACAAAAGAAAGTGAATTTATTTCTTTTGTAAAAACTAAAACAGATAATATTATAAGTGATATTATCGGAACCAGCGAAAAGGACGCTTACTTATATGTATGAAATAATAACAAATCTTTATGATTACTTTATAACCTTTGCTTCGTTGTCCTTGTTGCTTGTTGCTTTATTCTATTGGATAGTTTTATCAATAGATAGAAAACAACAAAAGGACTTTGATACAAAGTATAGAGAAAGCCGAAACAACAACGAAAGGAAGTAATGACATATAGTTATATGTTTAAAGAACAAGCTATTGTTGCATATCCAGACGGCTGGAGTTGTGTGAACTGTGGTGATGAATATACAGAAAAAACAATTGACGCTGATTGTTTTTATGTAATTGAAACAAAGCAAGGAACAGAGTGTTTAAAGTGTTCAATGAACAACGAAAGGAAATAATATGGAGTGGGTATTTGTAGCAAGTATCGCTTACATTATAGTAGTATTTGGATACTGTATTGTAAGAATGATTAACAATTAATTTAGGAACTCGGAACAGGGAACAGGGCGACAAGCCCTGTTCCCTTTTTTATTTATGCGTTAATTTTTGGTGCTGTATTATTCCAGCCAATACCAACACTAGCTTGTAATACTTTATCTAAACTAGCAATCAAATCAGCAGGTGCGTGGGCTTCCATTATAGTATCTAAAGCCACTCTTTTAACTTGTTTTAGTTCAGAAAGCTTTTTGCCTTCTGGTCTTTTTTCTATTTCTTGTTGAGCAAGTTCACTAGCCCATTCTCTTATTTGTTCCTCACAAAGAGCAACATTTATTCTCTCATCTTTATCACTAGACTCAAATTTATAGTCTAATTTACCTTTTAAGATTTCATTAGTTGCTTTCTTTTTAAAGAAAGTTTTAGCTGTTGCTTTTGCTTCCGCTAGATATTGTTCAGCTTCTTTTAGCTTATCAATAACAGATTGTGCCCCTATTTTTTTGGCAAGTTTTTTAGAAGCTGTATCGGTTGCTTGTGATATATATTGACGAACAAGTAGTTCTTGCTGTTCGATCATTGGATCTAGTTCCCTTTTAACTTTGTCTCTAAAGTGATCTAGTTGATACTTAGTCATTGCTTGTGCCATATTTTACCTTTCGTTGTTTATTTGTAATCATAACATAATATCCCAGATTAAGTCAATCTAATTATTTCATTTATTTTTTTTTTATTCCCGGGTGGGTCCCGCCCACAGGTGTTTAGTGTTTCTTGGGTGGGTCCCGCCCACAGGTGTTTAGTGTTTCTTGGGTGGGTCCCGCCCACAGGTATTTATTAGCCTGCGACAATATGCCGCATTGACTTAATCAAATCACTTGATCCATGAATCATGGCCCAGGAATAAATTTAGTTGTTGCCTTCTAGGATATGATGGGATACTATTTCACTTAACAACGAAAGGAAAAAAAATGAAAGCTAAACACATAATCAAATGGAATAACAAAGAATATAAAATTCCATTCGATCTAAATCTAGAAATAGACAAGGGCAAAGAAATCACAATCAAAAATAGATTTACAGGAACGCCGGCTGTTGTGCCTTGGTTTGCTGCTGCTGTTTATGATTTGATTATTGGTTGTGAACAGTTTCAAGATTGGAAAACCCACCGCCAAGGCCTTGATTGGTTTTCTAAAAATTTCATTAATGAGTATTACACTTTATTAGATTGATGAAACAATTAGAAAAATTAGGGTTTAAAAAAATACCCACAGAAAAAGGGTTTCATATGTATGAGTTGACGCCTTCGAAGTTAAATAGCTTTGATTCAAATTTCAGGGCACAAGCTCCAATAAAGAAAAAAGTTAAAAAATAATGGATAAGCATCAATTGAAATCAATTACAGGAGGGCTTAGCAAGCCCTCCAAGATGCCTGGTTTTAGTTATAACCTCCCGGCCACACGCTGCATTACAGGCGCTAAGCTTGTAAAAATTCCCGGATCAGTTTGTTCGGGCTGTTATGCCTTAAAGGGCCGCTATCGTTTTCCTAATGTAAAGGATGCAATGCAACGTCGATTAGATTCTATTAACCATCCCCTATGGATCAAGGCCATGGCCGCAAGCATTATTGAAACAAAGACCGGCTTTTTTAGATGGCACGACTCAGGAGATTTACAATCATTAGATCATTTAAAGAAAATTTTTGAAGTTTGCAATTTAACGCCTGGAATTCAACATTGGTTACCCACACGCGAGGCCTCAATTATTAGTTGCATACAAGCGGATGAAGTACCCGCAAATTTAATTATACGACTTTCTGCCCATAAAGTAGATGGCAAGGCCGCAACATTTTGGCCCTGGACGTCTACCGTTGTTACGTCAGAAAAAACATGCCCGGCGGCTGAACAAGAGAACAAGTGTAAAGATTGCCGGGCGTGTTGGGACCGTACAATTCCAAACGTTGCCTACGGTAAACATTAACATGATAAGCCGATCCGAATCTAGAAGGCGTGCGATAAGTGGCGAAAGCGAAAGCTGGGAACCGGTGCACGACGGCTTATCACCAAGGCACAAGCCGCAAGCACAAGCTCACAAGTGGGAGGGAAACCCGCCCGCAAGTTTTTTATTGCCATGAGCCAAGGCACAAGGCGCAAGTAGCTAACAAGCAAGCCAACAAGTCGCAAGCAGGAACAAGCAAGCAAGTGTTGGGGTGGGACCCGCCCACAGGTTTTTAGTTGAGGGGGTGCGACACTATGTCACATTGACAAGATGTTCTTGGACCTTGGTCCAACCTTCAGCAACATGCATGCATGGTTTACGCTCATGTAGTTCAAGGATCTTGGATCCTTCATAAAGTTTTATGGAACAAGGACCGAGTGCCTTTTGCAGGATGAAAGTATTCATAGGATGACGGACATGAAAGCTAATTTGATGAGGAGAGAGGATCGGAAATTTACCCTTTGTTACTTTTAATTCAATCGTGAAAAATTTACCATTCTTGTTGTAACATAATAGATCTGGCACGCCAGCTGAGGCCCAAGATTCAAGCCTTGTGAAAGAAATTCCTGTAATATTTTTTTTAACTTCTTGCCAAAATTTTGACTCTGGTTTCATTAAGAATTTAACGTAAGGTGTGCATTACCCAATACGATCAGTTATCTTACCCATATGCCATTGAGTTGGCTCAACTGTAATGATTAATCTATGAGATTCTCTTTCTCCAATTATTTTATTTTGCATTAATTGAATACCACAAACGTCAAATGTTTCTCCGTTTGGCATATAAACTTGAACTCTTGCATTGTTAGCAACTTCAGAGTTTGTCATGAATTTATTTATAACTTGTCTTAAAAATCTTCCTTGCATTTTTATTCCTTTTAGTGCCTGGGGCCCAGTATCTGGATAAATCCTCGTAAGCCGACCCCAGGTAATTATATTATGGAGTAATATATATTTGATTTTTACTGTAAATTACGTTAGATGTAAAGAGTATGGGTTTACCAAAGAAATTAACAGAAATGCAGATGAAATTCGCTCATGAATTAGTTACTAATGAGGGAAGAATGAATGGAACAGAAGCCGCAGTCGCTGCTGGATATTCACAAGATAGAGCATCAGTTACTGCTTCAGAACTACAGAACCC